GAAGGAGTAAATCAGAATGGAAATTAACGCAGAGCCCAAATGGCTGAAAGCCCTAGACAGCCATGCTATTAAAAGCCTCTCCCTTAATTCCGAGCGCATAGTCCGTGGTTCGACTGAGGTGTTAGTGTCCCCCACTTATACCAATATAGCCGACGAGGAGATTTTCGTTGCCCTTGAGAAGATCCTCCAGCACTGTGACTTAACTGAGGAGCTCCGGAAAATCGAAGACGAAAACCGATCCAAATTTGGACCCAGGTCGATCGCTAAGCCTTGGGTGGATAGGAAAGAGTCTTTGTTCTCTTACTTTAATCATCAGGATTACGACCCCGGTTCGTTGCGGCCTGAAGGTAGCGGAAGGTTGAGGCCCTTATCCGTACGTGCTGCAGCAGAGAACTCGATCAAGTCCAGTTCGGCAGGATTACCCTCCATGAGGCGTAAAGGTTCCGTTTTGGACGAGGCGATTCATGACCATTCAGATCAGGTAGGTGAATTTCCGTGTGTGCTATTCACGCGGACGCAAGAGCAAGGAAAAACGCGTAACGTATGGGGTTACCCGTTTAGTGATACTATAGAGGAGCAACGCTTTTTCATGCCTTGGTTGGAAATTGAGAAGCGTTTGCCCTTCCGAGCTGCACTTTTGGGACCAGATGAAGTTGATGCCTCAATGACTAAACTCATTGCTGCAAAGACCGACGCCCACTCAGTGATGTGTGTAGACTTTTCGGCCTACGATGCATCGATAAGCCCTGAGATGTCATGGAGTGCATTCTCGTTTATAGCGTCACATTTCCAGTCGGCAGTTGTCTCCGACCTCTATAGGATGTACAGGCGGTTCGTCACCGTTCCTATAGCATCACCTGATGGGGAAGTATCCGGTCCACATGGCGTACCATCTGGCAGTAGCTGGACTAATACGGTTGATTCGCTCGTACAGCGTCTAACGGCAGGTAGTCTACAATGGTGCCAGATCCAGGGTGACGACGGCGTATACTTAGTGCAAGAAAGTGAGAGAGAGTCAACTGCGAATCGCTTCCGAGAAGCTGGACTTGAGCTGAATAGGTCGAAGACTCGTACGTTCTCTACTAGAGAAGCTTTGTTTTTACAGAGGTACTATCATCCCAAATATGTGGGCAATCACGGTCTTGGGGGTGTTTATTCGTTGTATCGCGCTATGCATCGGATTAAGTATCTCGAACGCTGGTCAAACTTCGAACAAATGGGCATTGAAGGTAGCGACTTCTTTGCACTCCGGACAATCACGATATTGGAGAACTGTAAGCATCATCCGGGCTTCGAACGTTTGGTCAAATACGCTCATTCTTTGGATAAATTTGGGCTTAAATTTACCAAAGCAGGCTTAACTGGGTACTCCAATTCCCAGCTTTCCAGATCTCGAGCGGGGGTCATGACAGCGCAGAACCTTGAAAAGGGTATCAACGACTTTGAGACCGTGAAGCTGTTAAGGACCTTATGAGATCGGGAACGGGGGAAACCC